TTTGGGCTGAGTAAATACTTTGTGCTCCATTTTTTCACCATGAAAAAAGCAGCCTCAAAAGGCTGCAAAAAAAGTTTTATCAAACTCATGTTCGATAATAATATCACATACGCAATCGATCCGCAAGCACAAAATATTAAAAAATTAAGTTTCTGAATTTTGCACAAATAGAACAACAGTACAGCGATAAAATTAGGCTATTCGAGCACTAGAGAATGTGTCCGATTATATTGAAATTTTTTCGAAAAGGGCTTATAATTTTTTCCAGGAAAAGTTTGGCAGCGCAGCAGAGGAAAATAGGATATCGAAAGGTGTGTCTATCTTGTCTCTGCCAATAGTCGTCTTTATCACGTGGATCGTCTTCGGCTCGTCACCAATAAAAGCCGCTGTAATTTCTATTTTGGAGATCGCTGCCGCTGTTGTTGAAAATCTGCTTCACAAAAAACATCCGCAGAATGAGCCACAATCGCCTAATCTCAAAAAAATCATATCGCTCTCCATGACAACTGCATTGTATTTCCCGTTAGCACTGATCATTATATCGACGATCATTAACACAAAATCATCGAGCTCTCTGCCGAAAGAGATCTGGGAAGTATCGATAAAATACTTCAATCTCTTTAGTACGATTTCCTCATTAAAGGAATTCGTAGACGGCGTCTCTGCGCTACTGTCTCTGTCTATGAGCGTCGTGAGCGTGTAGAAAAGCACCGCGGTCACCCCTAATGACCACGGTGTTAGATACGCAACAACAAAAGCAATACTTCCGTCGTGTTCTGTTGCGCGCCCTTTTCCTCAATAATGTCCTCACCATACAGTTGTGGTGAGGACATTTTGCACCACATAAAAATTCTTCTTTGTGTAGCCTGATTATATTAACACATAACACCACTTATGTCAAGTCTTTTTTTGTTTTTTTAGCTCTTCTCACCTAAAGCCCCGCTATTTATGACGCCGCGGGGCAGGCGTGTGTGAAAGGAGACATAAAAATGAAGAATAGAATATCGGTACATTCTTCAGCTTAAAGGTTAGCACATATGTGTGTGCCATATGTGCCAACTTTTAATTTTTCGCGATAAATCTGTAACAGATATGCTTGACGCTGTAAGAACTACTACCGATCTTATCCGCCACATCTTCCCACTTCAAGCCATCCACGAATCGCAGCGTGAATATCTGCCGGGTCAGGCTGTCGGGAATATCCGATATGTAGCGCTCAAGTCGGCTGCGCTCATATATGCGCTGCTCGATTTTAGCCTGGATTATAGCTTCGAGATCCGTTATCTCCGCTATGCAGCGTTCAAGCGCAGGCTCAGGGTTCGGGCTATGCGGCATACCGTCGTAGTTCGGCGACCTCGGACAGAGCAAATTTGCCCGCAGTTCCGCAAGCCTCTCACGGTCAAGCTCTATCTCCTTGTCAAGGTAGTACAGCTGCGACAACTCTTTAAGCGTCATTTAACAGCCTCCTCTCGGGTTTTGTCGTGCTTTTCAATCTCCGGCTTCAGACAATGCCAAAACGGGCACAAAGGCTTTTCTCCGCCGGTCTGGACGAGAAACACACAATGCTCATCCGGACACATCTCAGGCACTGATATCACCAGCCTTTACTTTCTGTATTCGCGCCTTAAGTACGCGCATGACTGTATCGTGTGTGGCTGCCCGGTCTCTGATGGCTGCCATAACATCCTCATCGACTCCGCCCTGCACGACGAGATAATGGACATACACCTTGTCATACGGTGAACCCTGACGCCACAGGCGGCATTTACCCTGATCGTTCAGTTCAAAGCTCCAATTCGGCGTAAACCACACGATATGCCTGCCGCCCGCCTGAAGATTAAGCCCGTATGCGCAGCTGCTCGGATGTACAAGAAGCACATCAATTCCGCCGGCATTCCATTCGTCTTCATCTTCCGTACCACGGTATACCCGCACTCGCAGTTTGGTCTTCTCAAGTGCAGCGAGTATGCGGTCGCGGTCGTGTTGGTAGCCGTAGAATGTGATGCACGGTTCGCCGTTCAGGCTCTCAATCAATTCGAGATATGCCTCCAACTTCGCGTCGTGAATATGTACCACCCGGCGGTCATCGTCATACATAGCACCGGCGCAGAACTGCTGCAGCTTTCCTGTCAGCACAGCCGCCGTGTTCGCTGTTATAACATCCTCGTTGATTTCCAGCAGCAGGTTCTTCTCAAAATCGCGGTACGCCTTTTGAGCTTTTGCATCAAGCACCACCGGAATCTCGTGGCTTATGCACTCCGGCAATTCGAGATAGTCTTCTGCCTTCATGCTGACGCAAATATCGCTTATAGCGGACAAAACTGCTGTTTCCGCATCGCTCTTGGGCTTATAGTCCGTAAAGTGACCGCCGTGCGTGTTGGCATCGAAGTATCGTGTCCTGAACTGCGTGATGTTTTTACCCAGCCGCGCGCCCTGGTCAAGTAACCAGACCTGCGCCCACAAATCCATTAGGCTGCGCGATGACGGCGTGCCGGTAAGGAGTACCGTCTTTTTGAAAAATCTGCGCACAAGCTTTAAAGCCTTGAATCTTTTACTGCTGCCGTTTTTGAAGCTTGTGCTTTCATCAAGCACCACCATGTCAAACGGCCAATCCTGCTTGTAATAATCAACCAGCCAGGCTGTATTCTCCCTGTTGATAACATACACGTCGGCAGGCGTGTTCAGCGCACGGATGCGCTTCGCGCTGGATCCAAGGACAGGAACTACGCGCAGATGCTGCAGGTGATCCCACTTCGCCGCTTCCTTGCTCCACGTGCCCTCCGCAACCTTTTTCGGCGCGATTACAAGCGCCTTGCAAATGCTCCAACGATAGTACTTCAGGATGTTGATTGCGGACAGCGTTATGGATGTTTTGCCGAGTCCGGGGCGCAGGAATAAACCGACAGCCTCATCATTCACTATGCGCTCGATGCAGTATGCCTGGTAGTTATGCGGCTTATATTCCACCTGCCTGCACCTCTCTCACAAAATCGTCGGCTGCCTCCCTTGTGTCAATCAGCTGTACCGGGAAGTCGAGGGCGTGCAGCTTCTGATGCACATGCTCCTGCAGCTTTCGTGCCTTTTTGCTGGGAGCTTTAAGCTCCACGAAGTAAATCTTTCCGCCCGGGAGAAGCACAATCCTATCCGGCATACCATTTTGGCCGGGGCTTGTGAACTTCAGCGGCCAACCGCTCAACCGCGTTTTTACCGCCTTGCAGAAGTACTGTTCTATTTCTTTCTCAAGCATTGTTTCCCTCCTCCGGCAGATACCAAAACCAATTTGTCTCACTATCCTCATTTATGAGATGGAAGGTTTTCACACCTAATTTAACTCGAGCTTCTTTGAGCTCGCGCTTACTGTACCCGAGCTCCTTTGCTTTTGCGCGTATCTTGTCGCAAAGCACCGGATCTGAACTCGAGTCAAGCTCATTTTTCAACCATTCAGAACAAGTCATTTTTAAGCTCCTTTCGCGCGTCGCGTGTACATGTACACGTAACATGTACACATCAGGCGGATTAGAGAGTTTTTTTACTCTCTAACCCTCTAATTTACTAATCTTTAGTAATAAATGTTAGATTGTTAGATTTTTATAGAAATTATTGATTTTCAAGGATTTTAGCTCTAACAACCAATTTAACATTCTAACAAAAGTGCCTTTTTTCAAAAAAATGTTAGAAGCCGATTTTCTAACATTTTAAGCGCAAAAACTATTTGTTAGCGTAAATGTTAGTCTGTTTGTTAGACTTTTATAAAGCCCCTTTGTGTTCCATATGTCCCGCCAAAGTGCAATGTGATTGCCGATTTTTTCCATCCATTCGTTGCGGAAACAATCGCGTTTATCTCGCGAGTATCTGCGTTCTTCATTTCCTTTATACTTCCATCAAGTGCTTCACACCAGATTTCGAGCGCGCAAACTCTGTCACGTGGAACAAGGCTCAGACTGTCGTTACCCACGGTTGCACCGCTCCAGAACATACGACGTTTGTCCAACGGCCATTTGCTCCAATCCTCCGGCACCTTGCGTTCGAGGAATTCACGGATAATACCCTCTCGGCTCGATGTCTCACGGTGCTCTTCTTGCTTGGCTTTTGCGGCCTCTTCTATCGCTCCTGACAGATACAGCGGTTCTCCCGCCTGCCACCGCACAAGAGCCTCAGCCCATATCTGATCGCGTTCGTTGTCAAGATCCTTCCAGACGCTCTTTCGGTGCTGCTGTTCGCCCGTGTCTATCGGCCAGAAACGGCGGTTGCCGGTGGTGTCCTGCAGGAAGTCGGAGTTATTCGTCGTGCCGAAGAATATACAACTGCGCGGCAGTTCTTTGACATTTCGCCCGTATGCCGCTCTGAATCTGTCCGCCCGAAGGCTCAAAAACTGCTTAATACGGCTGACATCTGTACGGCGGAAAGCATCAAGCTCCGATACCTCCACAAGCCAAACACCCTGCAACAGCTCCGATGCCTCTTTGCCCTCAAAGGTGCGTATACTGTCGTTGAACCATCCGCAGCTCATTTTGTCGAGCAGCGTACTCTTTCCTATGCCCTGCGGTCCGGTCAGAATCACCATGCTATCATATTTGCATCCGGGCGTCATTGCACGGGCAACAGCCGCAGTGAACGCCTTGCGGGTTACGGCGCGGTTGTATGCCGTGTCCTTTGCGCCAAGGTAGTCTATGAAGAGACTATCCAAACGAGAGACATTATCCCATTTACCGATCAGACCGCGCAAATAATCCTTTACATCATTGAATGAGTGCGAATTTGAATGGAGCGAAAGCGCACCGTCTATCTTTCCGTTGCCTGTTATCTTGTAGACCTTTTCGAGGTACCAGTACAAGCCGGCATTGTCGTTATCGTCCCACAGCCTGCGCTTGTCACGCTTATCCCAAGGGAGCGCCCCAAGCACCTCTCCGCGCCCGGCAAACTCGTTGAGTGCAAACTTTCCGACAAGCTGAGGGTCGTGTTCGAGCACTATACGCACATTGTCTATCGTGCCCTTTATGGCGCCGGTCTGTACATTCTTCTCAAGTAGTGTCATCCAGTCAACAGCGTCCTCTTCTTTGTCCGCTGCGACGCCCTCGAAGTCTTTGACTGCGCTCTCATAGCGCTCACGATCCATAAGTGTCGCAACGGCTTTCAGACCGCAGGCATATTTGCACATCTCGAGATAGGACGGCAGCCTGTTTGTCGGAGTGCCCGGCTGCGCTTCATCATCCAACTCAGCGTACTTGTGCAGGCGGACGAGGTCGAAAGCATTGACAAGGCGACCGCCGCAGGGGTCGGTGGCGTGGTGGCTGTATAAGAACTTGCCATCGTCATACAGCACCGCACCTCCGGTCGTAGAGCCTCCGAGGTATGTATATCGTCCGGGAGCGCTGTCAACAGGCTCATATATTCCGGGGATGAGTTCATCCATCGCCCGTGGGATGTCGTAAACGCGGCAAAAAGCACCCACAGTGCCGTGTTTATCTTCGGGGTCACCCTGCTTGACTGCTAACTTCGTGAAAGCCTGCTGCCCCGGCAGAGCCGGCCATAGGGACACATCGTGCCAGTCCGAATATTGGGCAAGCACGCCGTCGGCAGACGCAAACGGCTTGTCCCCCACGAGATAGACATATTCGCTGTCCGCGCAGCAGCTCGGCCAATACATCAGCCGGCTCGGCTCAAAAGTCGTGGGATCTGTGAATTCAAGTCCGATAAGCTCCGCCATCTTGCGAGCTATCGGCTCATATTCATCCGCAGTCACTGTGCGGTCTAAAGGCAACAGCACTCTGAGTCTCGGCGCCGCCGGCTGATGCTTGCGCGTACTGTACACGCAATAGCCGCAGCCGAGTGCATCCACACGGCGCAGCACGTCATCCTTATGCCCCGCGGGTATGCTGTCGAGGTCGAGCGTGACAACATCCCTGCCTTGAACATTATTTGCTTTGCGGCGGTTGCCGAGCAGCGTACCGCCGACAAATCCGCCGACATCTTTCAGATCATCCTGCTGCGCCTTCTTGAGGTTCATATACTCTGCGAGACTCTCTGTGCCTCGCGCCGGCACTTTTAGCTTCTCCCACAGCTCCGATACAAGCAGGGTCTGCGGATTCCACACGATGGCGCGCCTGCTTGCACCGTAAGATATGGTTATTTTTCGGTCGTGTTGCATATCGTCTTCTCCTCGACCATTAATCTTTTTTGAAGAATCCCCCGACCCAGCCGTCAGCGTTGAGCGGTAAGCCCGGTGCCCACGGTATCGGTCGGCTCATTATATTTACGACATCGTCAAGCGTTGCAGTGTCCGCACGGCAGTCTATAACAACCTCGTCGTGGATGTGAAATACGACCGGCAAGCCCTCTTTCTCAAGGTTTTCAATAGCCTGCGCCAGGCAATCGCGCGCAACAGCTTGGACGCAATTCTCAACAAGCTTCCCGCCGTAGGTCTCGATGCGTTTCCACTTCTTTGTGGTCTGATCCATGCCCATATATGAAATGGACGGTCCGCCCCACTTGTTTTCTCCAATCTGCGGCGAGTTATAATACAGCTTTCGCCCGCTCGGAAGCAGAACAGTCAGATACTCGACCTCGTGCACAGCATCATATTCACAAGACACAAGCAGCCTTCCGACGCCGACGCTGCTTCCGGTACTTATTGCCTCCACTGCGGAGGAATTCATCTTGTACCAAAGGTCGCATATGCGCTTGTTTGTGTCGCGCCAGCGCTGCACTATATCGGGCAAATCATCTTCGGGTATGCCCATATCGAGAGCGCCCATATTTATCAACGCACCCGCTCCGCCCTGATATCCGAGAGCGAGCTCCGCAACCTTGCCCTTTTGCCGCAGGGCGTACTCCGGATTGCCCTTTTTTATTCTTTCAATCGGTACGCCGAACATCTGTGAAGCTGACGCTTCGTAAATTTTGCCGTGGGTCTTAAAAACCTCGAGCCGCCACTGTTCCCCCGCCAGCCACGATATTACGCGCGCCTCTATTGCGGAGAAATCTGCATCGATGAGGACATTACCGTCCGACGCAACAAATGCAGTGCGTATCAGCTGTGACAGCGTATCCGGCACACTGCCGTAAATCAGTCTCAAATTGTCAAGTTTGCGCTGCTTTACGAGATTTCTCGCGAGTTCAAGCGGCTGCGTGTATGTTCTCGGCAGGTTCTGAACCTGTACCAGGCGCCCTGCCCATCTGCCCGTTCGGTTGGCGCCGTAGAATTGCAGCAGCCCCCGAACGCGCCCGTCAGGGCATACAGCCTGCTCTATCGCATCATACTTTTTCGTGCTCGTCTTACCGAGCTCCTGCCTTATCTCAAGCATACGCTGCACCTCCGGAATATCCGGTGCTTGCGCTATCATCTTTGCAACGGTATCTTTCCGCAGATCTGTAACCTCTTCCCCGGTCTCCTGCTCAAGCCAAGCGGAGAGCTGCTGCACGCTGTTCGGATTACTCAGACCGGATATTCGAACTGCCTCTTGTGTCAGCCGTTCGCGCACGGTTGCTCCGATTTCGAGCGCCCCGTTCACCATTTCCATGTCCACAGCTACGCCTCGGGCGTTGATGAGAAGATCTGTCTCCCACTGCCTCTGCAGCCAGTCCGGCACGGTAATCAGAGAAAGACGCCGTTCAATTTCCATTTCGGTCGTCACATCCTGGGCGTTATATTCTTTAAACAGCTCCCATCGCGCCGGGTCATGGTTCGGCAGATTTCTGCGCCTGCCGCCGTTGCTCTTCGTCGGCGTGCAGGGCACGCAAAAATACCGTATCAATGCTTTGCCGGTGCTGAGTTTACGCTTATCCTCCGGCAAACCCAGGGCGCGCCCCGTGGCATCAAGTCCTGCGGGGTATCCCGCATAAAGTCCGTGAAACATAGTGCAGCGCCACTGTTCCGGAGGCAGCTGCCTCCCCATAAACTTGGAGAGGCAACCCCATTCAAACGCTGCGTTGTATGCGTGCTTCAGACACTGAGGATCGCACAGCGCATCCAATACCCAGTCGGGCAAAAGCTCGCCCTGTGCTATGTCACAGCACACGGACGGAGCGCCGTTGAGAGAATAGGCGAAAAGCAGGATCTCGAAATCCGGGCTCGCTATATATTTTTGAGCACCGGCTTTAGCTATCGGCACACTTGAGAATGTCTCGAGGTCGATACTTAAATGATCCATTTCTTTTTCTGTCTCCTTACATAGGCTGTCCGGTTATCGGGTTTATTTTAGGAGCAAATGCATTTGTCGCAGGCTGTGCTGCGGCGAAGCTCTGACCGAGACCCTCAAAGTCTGCGGCGGCGGAGGCTCCTCCCCCGAGGGGCTCTCCGTCACGAGTCTTGAGCACATTGCCGAGACCGCATCCGACGCCCTTGCTTCCTGCGCTGTCATACGGGAAGAAATTTACGGTTACACGAGCGTACATTCCGCTGTAAATATCCGACGGCGCAAGCTCGCAGTTGATGTTATCGATACCGACAACCTGCGGCTTGTTCTTGGTTGATGCCGTGATAACAAAGTGACCTTTGCACTCATCGCCATAGGGCAGCCCGGATTCACGCAGCCCGTCGCCGTCGTGGAGCAGTGTCTTGGGTGCCGGATGCGCTCCACCCCATTTGCTGCTTACACCGTCATCATACGCTGCCTGCATTGATGCCTGAATGTCTGCGATGGTCGCGGTGTCCGTCTTAGGAATCAGCAAAGTTACACTGTATTTCGGGTCTCCACCCTGCTTGGCAGCGCGTGCTGTAATGAGGTTGCAGTAAGAGAGTCTGACCTCGCCTGTAAGTACTTTTGTTTTGATGTTCTGATACATGAATATATCCTCCTGTAAATTTAGTCATTGATTTGATAGCCGTTATCACGGAACTTTTCATTGAAGATTTCGCACACGGACTCAATCTTTTTGAGCTTAGCCAGGCACTTTTTCACTCGCTCTGCAAGCCGCTTATTCGAAAGTTCCTGTTTTCTGATAATCTTCTTGTCTGTTGTCACAGCACCATTTTCCCATCCCGGTGCTTGGTATAAGTCGGAATAGTTTTTCTTGGCCGCGGCGACATCTTTTCGGCAATCTTCGCGGCGCTCACGTAAGTGTTCGTTCATGCGTATTATCGCGCCGGCATTTTCTCGGGACCACTTCTGCGCCAGCGCAAACAGGCTTTTGATTTTTGAGTTCGGTGCATTCTCGAAGAACGCCGGATAAATAACGACGACACCGTTACTGTGGTGTACAGAGAAGTTCTTCGCATTATCCATTTTCAACACCCGCAAAGTCTGCCGCTGCCGAGCTGTATGGTTCGCGCTTATCCGACTCCGGCGCGAGAGTAGGCTTCCCGAGCGGTTTGACAACAAAGCTGCCGAGCTTATCAGCGAATTCCGCCTTGCCCATGAGCTTCTCAAGCTCCGTAAGAGTCTTTGGCTTGCGGTCATATACAAGGGATTCATCATAACCGGCAGCAATTGCCGCAGCGAGCGCGGCGTCCTGGTCGCTGAATGTTCTTACGCTTCTTCCGGCAACGGCTTTCCATCCAGGGATGGACTCACCGCGGATAAGTGCCGAGAGAGCGTAATCTTCGAGATCCTTGTACCATTTCACAAGGCTCGCTCCACGAGCGAGGCAGTCCCCGATTTCTGCATCCGTCAAGGTGTGTATATCGTGCTGTTTGAATTCTTCCAATGCAAGGTTCTGTTCCGCTCTGGTCCGGCACGTCGCACGGGCTCGGCAGAAACGGCACCACTCGCCGGCGCAAAATCTGCCCTCGCCGGAGAATGCCTCCTGCGCTATCGGCTTAATGCTTTCGCCCCATGCACGCAGTTCCTCCACAGTTATTGTTTCGGTGCTGACCTCTGATTGGATTCTCGGCTGGTCAATGGTCATGCTGACAAACTTGATCGTGTCTCCGAACACCGGCGCGTATCGTTTCAGCGCACCAAGCGCATAAAGCCTCATCTGCGGGTTATTTTCTGCCGAGACCGGAACGCCTTGACCGTGTTTATAGTCCACAATGCTCAGTGTGTCTCCGCCTATCATGATACAGTCACAGGTGCCGTACCCATCCGGCACATAGTCGCCGAAGTCAACGCGCACTTCTGCCGCCACATTCGGACGGGTGCAGTACTGCATGGCTCTTTCGGACAAATGCTCTATGTACAAATCAGAGGTTTTGTCCATCTCGTCGTTATAGAGCGGCGCTGCCTTGAGTTTGTTGAGTTTTGCCGTAAAAGCCCGTGGTTTAATCTGCATGGTGAAATGCTTAATCACTTTGAGCTCGCATATTGCATGCGCGAGTCTACCTTCTTCGGCATAAGGTGAATTTGTTTCGGGGAACTGCGCTTCAAGCCTCGGTGCAGCAGTGCAATGCAGCCACCGCGCAGCGGATGAAGCTGACAGCAGCGCATGTGTCTCAGGTGGCATATTTCTCAACTCCCTTCCTCTACTATGTCCACGAAGTTCGCGCCCTGGATAATCATCTGCGATACTATATACCCGACAGGCAGCCCAGTCGCCCTGTATAGATCCATAAGCACTGCGTTTGCTTCCGCGTTAATCTGAACACAGCGTCTTTCATTTTTTGCGGCGGTGTGTACCGTCAGTTCTATACGATTCTTCATCTCTTATGCTTTCTCCCTTCATATCTGCGCGCCGAGAGCACGCAGCTTGCCGGCCACAGCGCCATATGTCTCGGGCTTAAGGTCTGTGATGGCGTTTACGCCGAAGTCAGCAAGCAGCTGCAGGAGCTCCGGCATCTTACCGGCGTCAACGAGCGTTGTTCCGGCATTCGCGAGCATCTCCACGGTGTACTGCGGCGCAGAGGTCGGTACCGTTGATGTCACGGGGTTAACCGAGGGCGTGACGGTCTGAACGGGGACCTGGTCAGCCGGAAGAGGCGTTACTTGCACTGCCGGTGCCTTGGGCGTCGCTATTACCATTTCCGGGCGCTTGCTGCCTCCGCCAATAGCGGTCGCGAGCTTCTCAAGCACTGCGACGAGTTCCGTTGTCGGGGCGATAGTTACTTTCATTTCTAACATTTTCAAAATCCTCCTTAAGGTTATATGTTGTACAGTCGCATCTCTCTCCGGGGTCAAGATTGGCTCCGCAAAGAGGGCAAGTGTGATAGTAAGGCATATTGACAATCCTCCTCGGGTTGTGCTATTTTAGTAGTGTGTTATTTCGCACAGCCGTCTTCGCTGCCCACTCAGCGTTGGCGGCTTTTATAATATGCGCAGTAATCGTCTGTCGGCGGCGATTCGCGAAAAATCCCGGTCTCGTGGGTGTACATACATGCCGTACCGTCCCAGTCGCCGCACGGCGCTGCCATGCGTCTGCGCCAGTCACAGCTGTTGCAAATCGCCATTTTGCGCCACGGGTCTCGTCCGCGCTTCGGTGCCGGTGCCGGTGCTGACACGATTACTTGCTGCCGCCGATGATCGGTCAAGCCGGCGAGATAATCAATTGACACATCAAAATACTGCGCTATGTTCACCGCCATCGGCAGCGACGGACAGCTCTTGCCGTGCATATACGCCGATACCATGTTAGACGCGGTGCCGAGTGCCGCGGCAAGGTCTTTCTGCGTGACTTTCGGCACGCTTTCGCGCATCAGGTCTTTTAGCCTGGCGGATAGGATTTGCACGTCGAACGGGCTTTTAGTTGTCTGGTTTCCCATTGCGTTTTGTCTCCTTTCTGTTTAAAATTTTTGCTTTGAGGTCGTCCTCGAATGCTATGAGCTTGTCCTCACGGCAAAAGCCATAGATGATAAGTACGACGGCGACAAATTCAAGCGCCACCTGGATTGCAAATTTTAAAGCCATAGTTATATCTCCCTCTCTTTCAGCTCACCGCACTCATCCGCTCGGTGGAACTGGTTAGCGAAACCGAGAATAGAGTTGCGCATTTTGATATAATCCGCGTCATCGCATTGCATCGAACACAGATGATACGCAAGCTGGCAAGCAAGCCTTTTATCCGCTTTGAGGTGTAGGCTGCCGCACCACAGCGGATAGCAAGAATAATCGAGGTCTGCGCCGCTGAGGTTTGCGCGTCTGAGGTCTGCGCCGCTGAGGTTTGCGCCGCTGAGGTTTG